TTTGCTTTAAGCATCAAAGGTTTGCCACCTTCAACTTCAACTTTAGTAACCCCTGCCTTTGGGTGTACCCATTCTAAAAACTCTATTTCTACGTTCATATGTTCTTATCCTTTAATTTAGCTTCAATAGCTTTTGCTAATTTAGTTGGAAAACCTGCGTGTTTTATTACCAAATCAACAATTTGCTCATTAGTTAAACTTACCCATTCTTTAGGATGAGTATAGAGAAGAACTCCAGCAGATCCGTCTGTAACTTCTCGCCAAATGCCATCAGTAAACTTTGCAAACTTGCCCACAGGCTTACCTTGCTTGGTTTTGGTATCCTCATTGATGAGGCTACCATCCTGCTCTGGTTTTATTCTGTATTCAGCAAGATTATCCCAAATTAAATGCCGTGGTTCATCTTTCCATTCTCCGTATTCAGGAACTGGTCTATACTGAATTTCAGCACCATCTGCCCATGCGTGAATTAAATCTGCGTGTTTTTGCCTCATGTGTTTCTATCCTTTAATTTTTGTTCCGCTTTCTTAATATTTACATAATCAGGTCTACCACAATCAACAATGTCTTTTATTTCCTCATCAGTCAACCCTACCCATTCTTGCTTAATCTTTGCTTTAAGCATCAAAGGTTTGCCACCTTCAACTTCAACTTTAGTAACCCCTGCCTTTGGGTGTACCCATTCTAAAAACTCTATTTCTACGTTCATATGTTCTTATCCTTTAATTTAGCTTCAATGGCATTAGCAATTTTTTTCCAATGTTCACCTTCTAATTGAAACGCTATTTTGTAAATTTCCTCATCCGTCAACCCTACCCATTCTTTATTACCAAAAAACTTTTCAGAACACGCAAGGCAATACAGCGCATACCCACCACCATTTCCACATTCATCGCACCCTTTAGTTTGTGGTTTGGTGTAAAGAGGCAATGGCTCAACATTGACTGATACTGGTGCTTCAATCTTTGTTGGCTTTGCCCAGTAAAAACCGCCTTGCGGATTGAAATAAGCCACAGGCTCACCTTGCTCTTGCTTTAGTGCTTCCACAATCGTACGCACCAAGCCTTCACTAAAATGCTCACACAATAATGTAATTGCTTCTTCTTTAGTCATATTGCCCTCATCACTCTTTGTTGTTTGCCAGAATTACCTTTCCTAGTCTCACCAGTAACCTCTACAAAGCCTTTTCTGAGCAGTGGTGCATATCTAGCAGTGATGGAACTGTATCTATGCTTTGGAAACATATCTAGCACTTCATCAGAAATACATCCTTTCTCCCCAAAAGACTTAATAGCTTCATAGACAATGCTTTCTAGCTTGGTTGTGTCCACAGTCTGAGCTGAGGATTTTGATGTCTCTGGGTCAGTCTTTCTGGCTAACATCTTGGACTCAGTGCCAAAATGCCTGCTTAATAAACCAGAACTGTTAAACATTTCATTTATTTGGTCAAAAATCGTAATTTGTTTCATAATTTTTCCTTAATGTAAATATAAATTGGGAGGCTCACATAAAGCAGTGTGTGTACAACTTCCATTCTCTAAATCCAGGCAAGGCGCTAACTCTTACCACCTCTCAAAACCTTAAAATCCTATGTCATCATCCTTTTTATCAAAGCTAAGTGTTCTCTCCTTTGGAGGATTAATCCATGCCCAGCCAGACCAAGGAGGATCACAAACTGGTATTGAGTCTATCTTAAGCATGTGTCCCTGTGGTGTATCAATAATAGACCCAAGCCTATGATATTTGTTCTTTTTGTTGCCATCCTTGTCTGTGTATGTGCCAACAATGGTACTAAGTTCTGAGATTACTTTAGACATTTAAGTTCCTTAATTTATTTACTTTATCTTCTAGCTCTTTTAAAAACTGGATTATTTCAGTCTCTAATTCAGCCAAATATGCTTGATCTAAATCAACTCTTTTGCAAAAAAGTTGAAGATTATCAGGCATCCTGGGGTCATAGCTTACAAAGTCACACCATTTGGTCTGTGTGCAACCCATTTGCCATGTCATTTGGGTAATGTACTTGCTGGGCACTTTGCCAAATAACAAAGTGTCAACGTGTGTGGCTGTGTTTGGGCATTTAATCTCCAACAATCCCCCATCAACCAAACCATCTGGACTTGCACCAGACATTTCAATTCTGGGATGTTGGACAAATCCTACTTGGTTAACCATGCAGTTGTATTTGACCTCGTATGCCGCCCTAGCCAATGGCTCAGTCTCAGTCCCCCACTGCATAGCAGAGTTGCTAAAAGACTCACCAGGCTTGTTTGTAAGCCTCTCACATAACAATTGAGCCATATAGTTATCCCTGCTTGTGGAATAGCCTGACTTGGTCTTAGCTACTATGTCTGCAACTCTAGATGCTGTGACCTTTCCAAGTCTAACCTGAAACCACTCATCTGTGCCTTGTTCTATTTCAATCATTGTTTAGCCTCCAATTTCTTTTTCATTTTGTCTTTTACAGCAATTACTTTGAGTTGCCAAGGTTTATCACCATCAGTAGCTGAAATAGCCTTAACAAAGTTTTTCTGCAACTCTGGTAAATCTTGGCTTTGAGCTATTGCCTCTAACCAATCAGCCATTTCAGATTCATTGACATTAGATTTTGGTTCTGGCTTTCTAGATGCCATGTTGCCATCATCATCCTCTGGGGCAATGCCACAGGCACTCATTAAAGAATACCGCCTTGCATAGGTCAAAGCAGAGCCATAACCTTGTGGGTCTTGCTTGCTTGCTGGTACATGCAAAACACCACACTCCAAAGTTTCCCCAGACTCATGCAGAAATATGGTTTCTACACTCACCCCAGTTGCATTTTCATATAGCTTTTGCATCATGCCAATGCCATTGTTATTTAAAGCATCAATAACAGCTTCCACACAGGCTGAGAGGTCTGCATATTTGGATTTAAAGTGTGGGTTAGTGCTGGACTTTAAAGCCGGTCCAAACTCTCTCTGTGCCTTTACAAATGCTGTTGCTATTAACTTTCCACCTTGATTAGTCATAATGTTCCCCATGTAATTAAAATAAATAAAATAATTGAAATAATAATGCAAGCTGTAATTACCATCTTATCTTCCTTGTCAAACCCTTCATTCTCAAAATTTGGCTCTGGATGTTCAGGAAATGCCTCAGCTAGTGTTCTTGGAAATGTCTTTGTTGTGGGATTAATATTCCCTTTTCTAAATTTAATTGTCATCTTCAAAATCCTCTGGTTCGCAATTTGGGCATCCTGGATGGTCAGGGTCTTGGCAGTGTGGATGTGCAAAATAATGACTTCTATACTGCTTTTCAAAAAAGTCTTTAGCCCTTAATTCTGCATATTCAGGGTCTTCATCATAATTATCATCTGGTTCATAAAATGATCTATTGCTCATAATGTTTCCTTAATTTAGTTTTAATTTAAAAATATCAGTTGTTGTGCTGATGAATTAAGTGTAAGCCAAATCTGACTAAATAACCACAATTTACAAAAAATATTTAAATGTGTTGCTTTTATGTAAGTTATGTCTTACAATTACAACATGGAAAAACAAAGAGCAATTGAATTAGCTGGGTCTGCTTCTAAGTTAGCAAGACTATTAGGAGTGGAAAGACAAAGTGTGCACAAATGGAAAAAGATTCCAGAGGGCAGGATTTGGCAATTGAAAGTCTTAAAACCTGAGTGGTTTGATAAAACACCAAGATTTTAATATATAATTTTTTGAAACTGGGCTAGAAAGGGATTGATCCCCCTTTCGAAAAGAGTACTCCCCTCCTGCCTTAGTTTCTTTTCTGGGAGTAACGCGGAGCATTTATGAGAATAAAAAATTGGACTAAATTTCAGCATTTTAAGGACAGGAAACCACCCTGGGTCAAACTGTATCGTGACCTTTTGGATGACATAGACTGGCATGAGCTTGATCCTTTGTCTGCAAAAGTTCTTTGTATGCTTTGGCTTATTGCCTCTGAAGATGATGGAAATATACCTGAGTTAAAAACACTTAGTTTTAGACTTAGATTGCCATTAAAGACTACTAAAGATTGCTTATCTAAACTAAATCATTGGCTGATACATGATGATATCAATGTGATATCAAAAGAATATCAACATGATGGTCTAGAGACAGAGACAGAGACAGAGACAGAGACAGAGTTAGAGAAAGAGAAAGAGAGAGAGACAAAGGTAAAGACAAAAGCCTCAAGGCTTTCCCCAAACTGGAAATTATCTGAGGATGATTACAATTTTTGTAGATCAGAAAGACCAGACCTTGATCCACAAAAAATAGCTGAATCTTTTAAAGATTATTGGATTTCCAAACCTAAAGATGCAAGTAAAACTGATTGGTCAGCAACTTGGAGAAATTGGGTAAGAAGACAAGATATTTCTAAAAACAAACAAAAATCTTTTTACCAAAGTGATTTAGAAATTAAAAAAGCTAGACATGATGAAATGGTAGGAAAAACTAAAAGATCAACTATTGACATAACCCCTAATGACATATTGGAGCTGAAATGAGCCTACCCATAGAAGTTATAAACAAGGTTTTTTTAAGACTTTCCAATACCTATGGATCAAGTTGGGATTCCATGTGGGCATTAAATGACATTCATGAAGTCAAAGAACTTTGGGCTAGTGAGCTTAATTTTTTTCATGAAAAATGGGATTGTTTTAGATGGGCTTTTGAAAATCTACCTGAAAGACCTCCAAATTTAATTCAATTTAAAAAATTATTGATGGAATGTCCAAAATTACGAATTGAAACTCAAGTTTATTTACCACCACCAGATGTTCCACCAATGTCTGATGAAATAAGAAAAAAAATAAATGAACTGCGAAAAAGTCTAACTGCTCATAAATATCAAAGGTGAATTATGAAATATGATTTATTTGGTGAAATTATTACAGCTCAAGCTGAATGGCAAGATATGCCAGAGTTTTTTCAAGAAGACCTTACCCCTTATAGAGTCTTAAATGTTAGGTTTAGGAATGAGGAAGATGTGCAAAAGTTTGCTGAGTTGATGGGTCAAAAGATAACTCCCAAACTCAAAACAATCTGGTTTCCTTATGCAGAACCTAGAGCTGTAGCCCATTTGAGGTATGTAGATGAATCCTAAATACCCAATTTACATTGTTTCTAAAGGCAGAGCTGATTCCAGATTGACCAGCAAGGCATTAGAGAAAATGAATTGTCCTTACTACATTGTGGTTGAGGAACAAGAATTTGACATTTATGCCAAGGTCATAGACCCAACCAAAATTCTTATCTTGCCACAAAAGTATTTGAATGAATATGACACCTTTGATAATCTTGGAAATACCAAAAGCAAAGGGCCGGGAGGGGCTAGGAACTTTGCCTGGGAACATTCCATAAGCCTTGGTGCTCACAGGCACTGGGTCATGGATGACAATATTGAAAACTTTTGCAGGCTAAACAGAAACAGAATGGTCAGATGCCATACTGGATCAATTTTTAGATGTGCTGAAGACTTTGTGGATAGATATACCAATGTTTATATTTCAGGATTTAACTATGATTTTTTTGTTTTAGCTAAAGCATTACATCCACCTTTTGTCATGAACACCAGGATTTATTCCTGTCTGCTAATCCAAAATGACATACCCTATAGATGGAGAGGTAGATACAATGAAGACACAGATTTGAGTCTTAGAGTGCTTAAGGATGGATTCTGCACTGTTCAATTTAATGCTTTTCTCCAGCAAAAAGCTACAACTCAGACCCTTAAAGGAGGCAATACAGATGCTTTTTATGCCAAAGAGGGAACTTTACCAAAGAGCCAAATGCTTGTGGATATGCACCCAGATGTGGCTAAATTGGTCTGGAAATTTAATAGGCATCATCATGAAGTGAACTACAGAAAGTTCAAAGCAAACCAGTTAATTAGAAAAGAGGGATTAGTAGTAAAACCTGGCATTAATAACTATGGAATGAAATTAATATGAGTGAATTTAAAACTATTTGGCAACCAGTCCCATCTTGGGACAATATGGTAAAAGATAGATTAACCACAAAATTCCCTGTTGCAGAAAGGTTGCCAAAATTAACCAAAAAGACCAAGGAGCTATCTAAATGCGAAAAGTTAGGTGTATGTAGTCCATCAGACAAAACTTGTTCAAAATGCCCAAATAAGAAAGCTATTAAAGTTTCTAAAAGTTTGCCATTGGTTAATCACTTTCCTAGAATTTACAATAATTTGGGATCAAAATATTCAAATGAAATGAGGAAATGGATTATAGAAAATGTTTGATTGGGATGCTGAATATCAAAAAATAATCAAATTTTATGCTGAACTTGCTTTAAGAGATGGATGGATTGATTATGTAAGGTATGCAGTTAAACAAAAACAAGAAACAGAACCATTGCTGAAAAATTTGGCAAAAGATGTGGCTCAAAAGATTAAGGAATTACAAAATGAGAATAGCAAGCAGGATTGATAATAACCAAAAAGCTATTGTGGAGGCTCTTAGAGCTGTTGGAGCTACTGTTTACCATATCAAAGAGCCTTGTGACCTACTGGTTGGCTATCATGGTCAGACCTTGCTTATGGAGGTCAAAAACTTAGACAATTCTTATGGCAAAAAAGGATTCAATGCAAATCAAAAGCATTTTGCAGAAAATTGGAAAGGAGGAGCTTTTTGCCTTGTGGATAGTATTGAATCAGCTCTCAGAATGTTAAACATAATGGTTGATTAATATGCAATACAAACTTGTTAACCCAGAACAAGGTTCAGCTCTAATGAAAACTTTATGGGCAAAAATGAAAACAGCATTGGAATCAGGGAAAACCCTAGTTATGACTGTTGAGGAGGAAACTAGGACTCATGACCAAAATTCTAAATTTCATGCAATTATTGCTGATATAGCAAAACAGGCAGAGCATTATGGAGCTAAGTGGGACGCTGAATCTTGGAAAAGATTTTTAATAGACCAATTCATCACAGAAACAGGGGCACAAGCCTCCAAAATAGCTCCATCCTTAGATGGGCATAGGTTAGTACAACTTGGCTTCCAGAGTCGTAAATTCACCAAAGACCAAGCAAGCCAATTTGTGGACTGGTTACAGGCTTGGTGTGCAGAAAAAGGAATTGAACTTGATAGCACATCCTAAAAGGCAATATGTTAGAAGTGCTAAACTTTTAAACAATATTAGATACCTTCATTGCCAAGCCTGTGGAGTTGATGACCAAACAGTTGTTGGTGCTCATTCTAATAGCTCTGCACATGGCAAAGGTAGGAGCATCAAGGCTGATGACAATATGGTGGCGGCTCTCTGCTGGGACTGTCACCATGCCTTAGACCAAGGACATTATCTAAACAAAGAGGAAAAAGAACAATTTTGGCTTGAGGCACATCTTAGAACAATATATAACCTAATCAAATCTGATTTATATCCTAAAGATGTTCCTTTACCAAAAACTTATTTAGATTGGCAAAATGGCTTAAATTAACTCTTTTCTGGATGAGCTTTTTCCATTGGCAGATGCTCATGTTTTTTGAGTTTGTTTTCAAGTCTGTGCAACTCATGCTCAGTTTTCTTTTCATGTTCCCTTAAAACCACATAATGTGATTTAGGAGACTCATAAGTTTTACCAGTAATTTTAAAGTTTTTCATGATATTGTTTTTCCTTCTTTAAGTTCAGCTAATGATAATCCACCAGTGTATTGAAAATGTGCCATTTCTTTAAAGTGAATCCATTTGCCTGCCCACTCTAAACCAGCTTGTTCACCTAATTCACCTATGGTTGCCCAAACTGGGTGACTTCCATCCCAATCAGCTTTTCCATTGACCAAAGGCACAACATCAATAGCACACCTATAGTTATGGAAAGACTCACCCCCTTTAGCATTTGTAACAATTCTTCCTTCTGTGGTTCTACCTTGAGCATATAGTGCATCCTGGCTTTCATTATCCCTATATGTAGATGTAACCAGCAAGTCAATGCCAGAATGTTGGCAAGCCTTAATAAAATCTTCAACCTTTGCTTTAACTTCAGGTAGTAACTCATCTAAATTCCTTGAATTAATCATTTTTCCTCCAATGGTGATGATTTATGTAGCATTGCATCCTTGGCTTGTGAGCTTGCACTAGACCCAAAATAGAAACTCATGATAGCAGTCCAGGCTGTGCCAAGACTACCTAACATAAGTAGTAATGCATCTGATGTCTTGAATGTCTCCATCATCAATCCTACCAATATACCAAAAAACCCTAATGTGACCATAATAGCCAAGGCTGGAGGAATAAATGAGTGAGTATTTGTTTGCATGTCCCTGGCTGACTTTCTGTCTTGGACTGCCAGTTGCTCGAAATCTAAACCCAATTCTTGTGCCTTTGCCTTAAGAGCTATCTCTGCTTGCTGGACACTTGCTATCTGGTCAGCAGTTAGTTTGCCATCATCAAGCATTTTTTTGGCATCATCTTGGGATATACCAAGAACTTTAGAGACTGCTTCATAGGCTAGACCCCCAAGAGGTCCTCCAATAGCTGTGGCAATAGTAGGTGCAATAGTTTTTAACCAATCCATATTAACTCCTAGTTACAGTATCTTGGTGAATACCCTGTTTCCTGAAAAATTTTATAACATTCATACTCTTTACTATTGGGTTTAAATTTTTTCATAAATTCAATATGCCATTGTTCCTCTACTTTATTTATCTGATAATCCCAATGGATGTAATACATTAAACCTGCAATTGTGAAGATGACCACCATGACTGCAATGCATATTGCAATTCTAAAATCCCATTTTTCTTTGTTTCTTGCTTTTCTGTAATATTCTTGCTCATCCTTTTTTTTTGAGCCTGTTCATACTTAAATTTGTCTTTTTCAAGTCTTGCTCTTTCCTCTTGAAAATCTGTCCACAAAGCACCCAACTCTGGAGGAGCTTGATAAGTTAAGAGTTGCCTTAAATCATACTCAGCTTGCTGGAGTTGCTTTTTCTTGATGACATTCTCAAGAGCCTGTGCTTTTATGCTTTTGCCCTTTGGAGGATTCTTTTCTTTTTCTTTTAATTCTTTGTGGGCATTTTCTTGATGGTCAAAGAAATTACCAACTCCCTCACTTAGCTCTGCATAAATCCCATAAACTTCTTTTCCAACATTTTTGGCATCTTTGTAGATTGCCACCCCTTGCTTGATGGCACTCACAGCAGAGATGGCAAGCATGAAAGGCATGTTATTTCAAAGTCACATAGTGAGAAATAAAACCAACAAAGCTAGATAGTCCTGAAACAACCATCATGCCTACCCAAAAACCACCCCTAGACTTATCAGCCATAGAAATAAGTTTTTCAATTGATGACTCAAGTTTGTCTATTTTTCTTTCCATAGAATCAAACTTTTTCTCATAATCTTCTACTTTTTGCCAAAGTACTCCATATTTGACAAGGTCAATTGGTGATTCTGTGCTCATGGTTGATCTCTTTTAGCTAGGTCACGCAAATAATTCATATTAAGTTGTGATGGAGCAGCAGTAATTCCTTGTAATGCAGTCAATGGAATTGCTCCAGTTCTTGAAGTAAGTTCTGGTTTTGCTCCTAATCTCATTTGAGCACTTAAATTTTCAATTGCATTTTTTCTAATGTTAGTTGCTAAATTTCTAGCACCAACAGTTCCCATTGATAAAGCTGGACCAATTACAGGTAATTGAGATGCTAGTTCTCCTGTAAATATTCCTGTCACTGGTCCTGTTGGAGCAAATCTACCAAAGAACTTTGTTAATTGTTGCATTGTTCCACCTTTAGCTGCTTCACGAATAGCATCTTGTTCTTCAGGTGTAAAAGTGCGCATCTTTTTATCATTTTTGGCAAGATTTCTTAATTGCATTGCCATTGAATTTTCTGCACCAGATTGAGTAAATTTACTCTTATCTAACTCTGCATTTGCAAGCATTTCATCAAATATTTCAGATTTTTTCAATCTGCTATATGAATTTCTTGCATCTGCCCAATCTTTCATTCCTTGAGAAGTTCCAGTTGTTATATGACTTGGAGGAGCATTTAAAACATAATTATCAAAATCATCTTTTAAAC